AAGTCCGCTGGCCTCCCGGCCGTCACGTCCCTCGCCACCGCGCTGCGCTCCGTCGCCCCCGACATCGCGGGCGGCGGCACCGTCATCCTCAAGATGGACCGCACCGGCCATTGGGTGTTCGGCGCGGATCAGGACGAGGTGGAGGACGGCAGCAAGTGGGCCGTCAATCCGTTCTCGTTCGTCCACGGGTTCATCGCGTGGGGTGAGGGCGAGGTGCTGGGCGAGAAGATGGTGCCCGTCACCCAGCCGCTGCCTGATGTCGAGGCCGCGCCCCCCGGCGCGAAGAAGGGCTGGGAGCCGCAGGTCGGCTTCTCGCTGAAGTGCGTCTCTGGCGAAGACGCTGGCATGGACGCCCGCTACACCGTCACCAGCGTGGGCGGTCGGCGTGCGGTGCAGGCGCTGGCGGTGGAGATCGCCACGCAGGTCGATAAGGACCAGAGCAAGCCCGTTCCCGTGGTGATGCTCGGCAAGGATCACTACCAGCACAAGTCCTATGGCCGCATCTACACCCCGGTCTTTGACGTGGTGGAGTGGGTCGGCATGGAAGGCCCGGAGGCGCCTGAGCCCGCGGAGGCCGCGCAGCCCGAGCCCACGGGCCGTCGCCGCCGCGCGGCCTGATCGTCAACTTGCATGGGATGGGGGCTACGGCCCCCATTTTTGACTGTGACGATACTTTGGCTGGATTTTGAGACGCGCTCCCGCGTGGACATCACGACGGCGGGCGTCTACAACTACGCGCAGGACATGAGCACCGAGGTGCTGTGCATGTCCTATGCCTTCGGTGACGATGAGGTCGTCACTTGGACGCCGGATCAACCTTTCCCCGAGGCCGTGCGGCAGCACAAGGGCCAGATTCGCGCCCACAACGCCGCGTTTGAGCGGTTGATCTTCTGGTACGTGCTGCAGATCAACTTCGATCTGGAGCAGTTCTACTGCACCGCTGCGCAGGCTCGCGCGAACTGCGCGCCTGGCAGCCTGGAAGACGTGGGCCGGTTCGCTGGCGCGGGCATGCGCAAGGATCACCGCGGCGCGCAGCTGATCCGGTTGCTGTCCATCCCGCAGGCCGATGGCACCTTCCGCGAGGACGCGGCGCTGATGGCCGAGATGGTGGCCTACTGCGAGCAGGACGTGCGGGCCATGCGGGCGTTCAGTCAGGCCATGCGCGACCTGTCAGCCGACGAGCTGGCCGACTACCACGCCAACGAGCGCGTGAACGACCGCGGCGTGCTGGTGGACGTGGCGCTGTGCCGCGCGGCGCAGCAGTACGCCGTCCAAGAACTGGACGCCATCCAAGCCGAGGTGCACGAGATCACCGAGGGCGTCATCACCAGCGTGCGCAGCCCGCGCATGCGCGAGTGGGTCTGGGAGCGCGTCGGCCCCGAGGCGCGGCGCCTGATGACGGTCCACAAAGACGGCGAAGAAAAGCAGTCCATCGACAAATCCGTCCGTGCCGCGCTGCTGATTCTAGCCGAGGAAAACCCCGACGAGGTGCCGGCGCACGTCGCTGACGTGATCCAGTGCGCCGATGACCTGTGGGCCTCCAGCGTGGCGAAGTTCAAGCGGCTGGAGGAACTGGCCGACGTGGAAGACCACCGGGTGCGCGGCGCGTTCGTCTTTGCGGGCGGCGCGGCCACCGGGCGGGCGTCCAGCTACGGGGCGCAGGTCCACAACTTCACCCGCAAGACCGCCAAAGACCCGCAGGCCGTGCGCCACGCGATGGTGCGCGGCCACCAGATCGTGCCGCAGTTCGGCAAGCGGGTAACCGATGTGCTGCGCGGCATGCTGCGCCCGTCGCTGATCCCGGCGCCTGGCCACTCGTTCGTCGTGGCTGACTGGTCGGCCATCGAGGGCCGGGTCAACCCGTGGCTGGCGAAGTCGCCCGCGGGCGAGGCCAAACTGGACGCCTTTCGGCAGCGCCTGGACGCCTACATCGTCAACGCCGCTGCGACCTTTGGCCGCCCCTACGCCGACATCCTGGCCGGCTACGAGGCCGAGGAGCCCGAGGCGACGGCGCAGCGCCAGCTTGGCAAAGTGCAGGAACTGGCCTGCGGCTTCGCCGGCAGCGTCGGCGCGTTCAACGCGATGGGCCGCGCCTACGGCGTCGTGCTGCCCGAGGCCGAGAGCCGGCGCATGGTCAACGCCTGGCGCCGCGCGAACCCGTGGGCGCCGGCCTTCTGGTCGGACCTTGAGCGGGCATACAGCGCCGCGATGCGCAGGCGCGGGCAGGAGTTCACCGCGGGCCGGATAACCTACCTGTTTGACGGGGTTCACCTCTGGTATGCGCTGCCGTCCGGGCGTATCCTCTGCTACCCCTATGCGCGCCTGGACTCTGACGGTATCAGCTACGCCAAGGCCGCATGGAAGCCTGCGGCCGACGCCAAGGAGTGGCCCCGAGCCCGCCTGTGGCCGGGGCTGGCGTGTATAGCCAAAGGTACGCCCGTGCTGACGCAACGGGGGTGGGTGCCCATTGAGCGCATACGCGGGAGCGATCCCGTATGGGATGGTGTTGAATGGGTGTCGCACGACGGCCTTGCCCATCAAGGGCTTGGTAGGGTAAACTATGCGTTTGGCGTTGCAATGACGGCCGATCATCTAGTTCTTACCGAAGCGGGGTGGAAACGTGCAGACCAGATTCAAGGACATCGCAGGGCTGCGTGTCGGATACCTGATAGCGAGGTGCCGAATTGGCACCGATGGGCGGCGCGCTGTGTGGCGCATATCGTGCGTGTGCGGGCAAACGCGGGACATGAAACTTCAGGACTACATGAAGTTGGTCAACACGGGAAGACCTGCGTCGTGCGGGTGCAAGAAAAAAGAGTTGCAGTCGGCAGCGCACAAGAGGCACGGTATGAGCCGGCATCCGGCGTTTGCGGTATGGCGGTCTATGCTCGACCGTTGCCGGTTGCCGTCGCATCAAGCGTGGAAAAACTATGGCGGGCGGGGCATTACGGTTTGCGCCAGTTGGCAGGCGTCGTTCGAGAGTTTTTGGGCCGATATGGGGCCAACGTATCAGCGTGGGCTGTGTTTGGATCGGATAGACAACGACGGGCCATATTCGCCGGACAATTGCCGGTGGGCGACTTACCGAGAACAAGCCCGAAACACTCGCGCGGCGCGCATGGTGGACAGTCCGCTAGGCCGAATGCTGGTGTGCGAACTGTCCGAACGAACGGGGATAGGGCAGACGACACTGCTGTACCGGCTGTCGAGGGGCGTGACTGGGGACGCTCTGATTGCGGCCCCGGACACTACGCGGAGGTTTTCGACATCGTCAACTGCGGCCCGCGCAGGCGCTTCGTTGTCAAAGGCGTAGATGGGCAACCGCTCATCGTTCACAACTGCGAGAACGTCACCCAAGCCACCGCGCACGATCTGCTGCGCGGGGCGCTGCGGGCTCTGCCCGAGGCCGTGCTGCATGTGCATGACGAAGTGGTCTGCGAGACGGCCGACCCCGAGGGTACGACTGAACTGATGCGGCGCGTGATGACGACGCCGCCTGAGTGGGCGGCAGGTCTGCCGCTGGACATTGGCATCAAAACGATGGAGCGTTACGGGAAATGACAACGACAGCAGAGTTCATCGAGTGGCTGGCCGCGCTGGCCCCCGAGGGCGAGACGGCCCTGATCGTGCGGCAGACCCCCCGGCGCGGGGAGGGCGGCGAGGTGCTGCTGCACCCCGATGGGGCCGTGAAGGCGACCTGGCCGGCGTTCCTGCCCACGCGCAGGGTGAAGGCCGACGAGGCGTGGTTTGGCAATACGGCCAGCTTTGTGATCGACCGCTTCATCGAGGGCAAGCCGAGCGCCAGCGCGGCGAACTGCGAGTATGTGCTGGCGATGATGCTGGACGATATCGGCACGAAGTCCAAGGAGCCGCCGCTGGCCCCGACGTGGATCATGGAAACCTCGCCGGGGAACTTCCAATGGGGATATGCTTTTGGCGAGCAGCCGACGAAGGCCGAGTACGCCGCCGCCATCGAGGCGATTGCCGAGGCGGGCTACACGGACCCCGGCGCGTGCAACCCGGTGCGCAATTTTCGCTTGCCTGGGTCGATCAACCTCAAGCCCAACGCGGGCGCGTTTGCCGCGCGCTTGGTGGAGTTCGACCGCAAGCGGGAGTACTCGCTCGCGGAAATATGCGCCGCGCTGGGCGTCACGCCCAAGCCCGTCTCGTCGAGCGGGCCGAAGCCCGTGCGCCTGGCCGACGATGGGGCCGACGATGTGGCCGCCTGGCTGTCGAGCCGCGGGCTGGTGCTGTCGCGCCCGAACCCGCAAGGCTGGATGGGGGTTGTGTGCCCGAACGCCGCCTCGCACACCGACGGCAACCCCGAGGGGCGCTACCTGCCCTCGGGCCGGTCCTTCTGCTGCCTGCACTCGCATTGCGTCGATCTTGATTCCGCGTGGTTCCTTGAGTGGGTGGCCGAGCAGGGCGGGCCGAAGCACACGCCTGGCCTGCGCGACGAACTGCTGCAGGCCGCCATGCTGCAAACCATCGGCCGCCTGACGCCGCCGCCTGAGATGGCCGCCGAGGCCGCGCAGGCGCTGGCCGAGGTCGAGCGCCGGGAAGTCGGCCGGGTCGAGAAAGCCGGCTGGTGGGACCGTTTTGCATATCTGGTGGCCGACGATGCGTACTTCGACCTTGAGGAGCGCCGGCAACTGTCGCGCGGCAACTTCAACGCGATCTTCCGGCACATCTCATGTCGCTCGATCCACGGCAAGAACCCCAAAATCGAGGCTTCTGTCTGTTATGACGAACACCGGCAGGCCAAGGGCGGCCGAGTGCTGCAGGGCGTCACCTACGCGGCCGGCGAGTCGGTCCTCGTCTCGCGCTCCGGGGATGTCTACGGCAACCGCTGGCGCGACGCCCGCCCCGTGGCCGCCCCGGCCCCCGGCGCCGATGTGAGCCGCTGGCTCGCGCATGCCGAGGCGCTGATCCCCGATGCGGCCGAGCGGGCGCATGTGCTGGATGTCATGGCCTACAAGCTCCAGCACCCCCGGGTCAAGGTCAACCACGGCATCCTGCACGGCGGCACGCCTGGCGCGGGTAAGGATACTCTCTGGGCGCCGTTCTTTTGGGCCGTGGGCAAGGCGAATGTCTCGCTTGTGCGCAACGAGGAGATAACCAGCCAGTGGGGCTACGCTTACGAGTCCGAGGTGCTCGTCCTGAACGAACTGCGCCAGACCGAGGCGCGGGATCGTCGCGCGCTCGAAAACACCCTCAAACCGATCCTGGCCGCCCCGCCTGAGACGATCCCGATCCAGCGCAAGGGCCTGCATCCTTACGATGCCCTGAACCGGCTGCTGGTGGTCGCGTTCACGAACGAGCGCGCGGCCATCTCCCTGCCCTCCGATGATCGCCGATGGTTCGTCACCTGGTCCGGTGGAGAGCCGATGGCGAAGGACGCCGCTGCGGCCTTGTGGGCCTGGTACGCGGCCGGCGGGTACGAGGCCATCGCCGGCTGGCTGCTGGCGCGGGATGTTTCGGCGTTCCAGCCTGGCGCGGCGCCGATGATGACGGAAGCGAAGGCGATCATGCTGCAGGCGGGGCTCTCAGGCTCCGAGGCGTGGATTGTCGAGCAGGCCACTTACCGCCTCGGCCCGTTCGCGCGGGGCGTGGTGGGCGGCCCGTGGCAGGGGCTCTGCGATACGCTGCAGGCCCTGGCCCCTGGGCACCTCAAAATCGTCGTTCCTGCGCTGTTTCATGGGCTCAGGGAGGCCGGCTGGCACGATATGGGCCGGGTGTATAGCGTGGATCACCCGACGAAGCGCCACGCCTACCGCGCGCCCGACTGGACGGGCTCTAAGAGCGACGCGCGCCGGCTGTTGGAGCTTCCTTCACCCAGTAGCGCGGAAATCATCGCGCGCGTGAAGGGCTAGGGTCCAAAAAGAAGGCCCGCCGGCTTGTGGCTGGCGGGCCTAAGCCGCGAGGCGCGGCGTTGGAGGAGATGACAACTTGCGGGGCTGACTATAGGTCAAGCGCGATGAGGATGCAAGCGGCGACAAAGGCCGCGAGAAGTGCCCATATCATAGGCTGCCCCACTGGTCGGCCATAGCGGCGGCGATGCCGCTGTAGGTTTCGCTGCGCAGCTTCCATCGGTCGGGGCTGGGGCTCAAGCGGTTCTGACCGCTGTCAGTCTGATTCCCCCATCGCTGGCGCCCGTTGACGATGCGCGGCGGCACCAGTTGCGTCGGGCGCAGGGGCGGCAGGCCGACGAGCCATAGGCAGGTTTTCTTGCTGGCGTCATGTCCGAACTGATGTGGGCTGATTATCTGGTCGGGCTTACGGATGCGCGACGAGATGACGCTCACGGGATTTTCCAGCGCGATGCGCGGGATTGGAGCGGCCAGCAGCAGGCGCACAAAAGCCAGCGCATCCTCAGTCAGTTGCGGATCGCGCAACCCGCGCCGGGTCCAGTGCATGCCGCTCACGCTGAGATACTTGCACGGCGGGTGCGCGACCATCAAATCCCACCCCATCTCAAGCACGTCCCGCACGTCCCCCTGATAGTGCGGCCCGGGCGCCTCGCTCGGCAGAAGATCGCACGATAGCGCCTCATGCCCTCGGGCGATGAACGCATCCCGCACGGCGCCGCTGTACTCGCAGGCGACTAGCACCTTCATGCGCGCCACCATGCCGGGGCCGCGCGGCCTGGGCCGAAGGCGCGGGAGGTATCCGAAGGCACGTCCAAGCCCTCAAGGTGCGCCAGCAGTTCGGGCAGGGTTTCAAACTCCACAATGTCGCCCGAGCACTGCATGTACTCATCGTGCGGGTGAAGCGTGAAGCGCGCGCCGTGACACTCGCGCTGCGCGGGGTCGGCATGGTCGACCCAAAGCGACAGCCCGTCGCGCGTCAGGCGCGGGCAGACATCGTGCCGGTACACGTCATCGGTGCCGAACCCGTGCGCGAGGATGTCGTCTGGAACGTCGATTGTCGGGAAATCAGAATGATGCATGTCAGGCTCCGAGATGGTAGAAGAGCAACAGCGCCAGCGCCGTGCCGATGGCGCATGCGAGGGCCACATCGGGCCATGTGGTGCGGGGGCGGCTCATGCTTCCCCCTTGGCCTGAGCGAGCGCCGCATGCGCGGCGGCCAGCGCTTCCTGGTGGTCCGGGTCCAAATCGTCGGGGATATGAGCTAGAGCCCATTCAAGGGCCTCTATCACGTCCTCAAGGTAAAGGGCTGTCATGTTCATTCCGCGTCCCCCTCAACGGTTTCCACGCTATCGACGCCCGTATAGACCGGCGCGGGGCGGTCGGGCAGGGGCGCGTACAGCGCGATATGGTCTACATGCGACGGGTAGGCGGGCAGCTTGAATTGCTGGCTGTTCAGCGCGAAGTATTGGCGCACATAGTCGGCCGTGCTCATGGTCGGGTCCCATTTCGGGAATAGGCGCGTCTCACTGCGCGCCCAGCGCGTGCGCAGGGGCTTGAGGGCGGCCAGCTGCAGCGGGACCGTAGAGCCTGGCGCGAGGGTGTACCGGGCGCGCGTGCCGTCCGGGTAACGGGTTTCGATTGTGTTCATGGCTGTTCACTCCATGTTGATGGTGAGTCGGATTTGTCCAAGGATCGGGTATCCGCTGCGCAGCGAGCCCCGGCCGCACACCGTGGCGGTATAGTGGCATGCGACGGTGCGGCCGGTAGCGCGGTTCTGCGTCCATCCGTCCTCATTCGTGCGCCACACAAACGCGGAGCGCCCGTGCCGCTTGCGCGCCAGATACCGGGCGACGATGCCGGCCGCATGGCCTGGGCTCTCGGCTCGTATCCTGCGCGGGTAGTCGCTGCAGCGGTAGAGACGCGTGCATTCCTTGTAGGTGGGTGTCATCTCATCATCTCCGGGTTAGGCCCACGAGGGGCGGCGATGGGGTTCGAGTGTGCCGGCCAGATACGCGTCGATGTCCGCGCGTATCTCTGCGAGCGTGCCCCATCGCGTGCGGGGGCCGCCGGTTTGCGCGTTGCCGGTGGGAAACGTGACGTACCAGTCACGGCCGGCACGGTGAAGGTAGAAACCGCGGTAGGTGGGCATGGTCTGTCCTCAGAACGGCGCCGGCTCGGCCGGCAGGGGTGGCCTGGGCGCCCGCACGGGCCGCGCGTCCGGGGGCAGGCAGGGGTAATCGAGGGGCACGGGCGGGAAGGGCCACGAGGGGGGCTTAGTAGACACAATGCCCCCGGGTGTAGTAGCTATCCGCGCTGGCGCCCGCTGGCACGTCACCGGGGCGCAGGATGTAGAGCGCGGCGCCGCGCGGATCGGGCTGGATGTAGGTCCAAACGGGCTCGGGCATGCGCGCGTTACGGGCGTAAATGATGGATTGCAAGCGCAGAAGCGCGCCCGTCTCGCGGTCGGCCACGGGCCAGCGGCGCCCGCTATCCGCGCGCCAGTACGGGCGCCCGGTGGCATCGTCGCGCTCGATGCATCCACCATCGATGCCGCATTCCAGCTCGTGCCAGCGGCGCAGGGTGAGACTGATGCGCCGCAGGCGCTCGGATTCGTCGGGCGTGAATCCGAGGGTGCCTAGGGCGTTTTCCTGCGCCGTGAGGCGCGCGGCTTCTTTCTTGGTGGGCATGGTGTAGGCTCCGGGTTAGGCTTCGAGGGTGACGGTAAACGCGAGCCGGTCGCTGATGCGCCCGTCTCGGTTCAGGTCGTCAATGAAAACCGAGAAGGCTTGCCGCATGGCAGGCCTATCGGTGCGGTAGGCCGGCACGGCTGCGCAACGGGCACGCCAGAAGGCGCGGAAGGCGCGGCGCACGTCACGGGCGCGGGTGATTCGGTTCATTGTTCTCTCTCCGTGTGGTTGTGGGCTTGGCGCTGGCGCACCCCATAGGCGCCCGCACGGGGCGCCTAGGCGGGTGGATCAGGAAAGCTTGGTGATAGTGGCCGCATCGGTGCGAGCGCGGCCTTCACGCTTGGCGAGGGTGAAAGCGATGCGCTGGGCATCGTCGACGCTCGGCGCGTCGACGTGAAATGTCCACCCGGGCAAGTCGTGAAGGTCGACCCGGTAGCCCGCAGTCACGCCGGCAAGAGCAGCGGCGATGTCAGGTGATACGTGGATTGTGCGATTGTGGGCAATGGCGTGCATAGTGTCAGCTCCAATGCGCGCGCCCGTAGGCGCGCGGGTTGAGTGTTAGACGATGAAGTCGGGCGAGCTGAGCAGCTTGTATGCCGTAGCGATCGAGAGCAGCTCGCGCTTCTGAGTGTCGCGCAGCGCAGCGCGGTACAGTGCGCTAATGCAGCGTGCAGCGTAGTCGGTGCCGAGCAAGGGAAGGCGCGCAATCGCCATGTTCACTTCGCGTTGTTGATGCTTGTTGAGGGTCAGCATGGTTTATCTCTCCGGGTATGCCTGCCTAGATGACATACACTTATAGGTTGTGGGGCTAATTCCTAGGCAGAGCAAAGTGTAAGCCTATCTCGTTACCTGAGTAAAGCGTAGGGTCTTAGACTGGTTTCTAGCACCTACGCTAGCCATGCCGCTAGGTGCCGCCAGTGTCGCGGCCTACCGAGGGGGCTAGGTACTCTAGGCTATGTCTATATGACTCTTTGATTGAATGATAAATATAAGTAGGGGCTTATATAAGCAATATGGGGTAGCGCGATTTCGTTTTGGGTGTCTAGTCGCCTATGTGACCTATCAGCCCCGAGCCCCCTCGCACCCGCGCCAGGCGCCCCAGTATGCGGGTTAGGCGTACCCGGCCCGATAGCCTAAAGCACCTAGCCCCAGCAAAGGGGTCGGCCGACCCCGGTAGGCATGGCATAGATCGCCTAGGCCGCCTAGCCCGGGGGCTACCGGCTGCCAGCCGATAGCCTAGACCGCCTAGGCCGCCTAGCAGCTGGCGGCCAGGCGGCCAGGCGGCCAGGGGGGTACCCATCGACGCGGCTGGGGCAGGTGTCAAAAACGGAGGTGCCACAAGCAATTTTTTATTTTTTGCAAGTGCAAACGACATTCCATTGCCGTATACTCCGCGGCCATGTTCAAGAGCTTGCCGCTCACGACCCGAGATGCGCGCGCGACTGAAGCGGTGCTGAACCGCGTATACGAAGCCGCGCGAAAAGGGCATAAGGGCGACACGCTGGCGCTGGTCGCCGGGCTGCGGCCGGAGGAATACCGGCGGCTGTGCGAACTTGACCCGCTGGCGCTGATGGCCGAACAGAAAGGCCGCGCGGATGGCGAGAACGCGCTGTCTGAGGTGTTGCACGCTGCGGCGCTTGCCGGCGATACCAAGGCGGCGGAAACCATCCTCAAGCACAAGCACGACTGGGTGGCCAAGCAGCAGGTGCAGATCGACGTGGCGCAGCAGATCAGCATCACGGCAGCGCTGGAGGCGGCGCAACGGCGCGTGAGTGAAGTGATAGAACTGGAGACACAGGATGCAAGAGCCACGCTTCTCAGCGGCCCAAGAGCAGAGCCTGATGGCCAAGCTCTGGTCGCCCGAGATAGCCAACGATCCTGAGAAGTTCGTCCTGTTCGTCTTCCCTTGGGGGGAAACCGGCACGCCGCTGGCCAAGTACAAAGGCCCGCGTGCCTGGCAGCGCAAGGTGCTGCGCGACATCCGCGACCACATCGCGCGCAACGACTACGCGGCTGCGTATGAGGTGTTGCGCATGGCCATCGCCTCGGGCCGGGGCATCGGCAAGTCGGCGCTGGTGTCGTGGCTGGTGCTGTGGATGCTCACCACGCGAATAGGCGCGAGTGTGCTAATCAGCGCCAACAGCGAGGCGCAGCTACGCTCGATCACTTGGGCCGAGATCACCAAGTGGCTGGCGATGCTCATCAGCAGCCATTGGTGGGAGATCAGCGCCACGCGGATCACCCCGGCCAAGTGGTTGAGCGAAATCGTGGAGCGCGATCTGCGCAAGGGCACGCGGTACTGGGGCGCGGAGGGGCGGCTGTGGTCGGAAGAGAACCCGGACGCCTACGCGGGCCTGCACAACGCAGACGGCGTGCTGCTGATCTTTGACGAGGCCAGCGGCATACCGGACGTGATATGGGACGTTAGCCAGGGTTTTTGGA